ACAAACAGATCGACGGGGTCGCCTTTGACGATCGGGACGCGGATCGCGCCGACCCCGGTCGCGGGAATGCCGCGGATCGTCGGGGCCGCCGCGATCGTCGTGTTGTACGACAGGGGCGAGGCGACCGATCCCGGACCCGACGCCGGGACGCCGGTCAGCGTGTTGCCCGCGATCCCTGTATAGCGGATCACTTGCGACCCGGCGATCGCCCAGCCGCCCGACGGCGAAAACGCCGCGAGACTCGCACACGGGACCGTCGGCGATCCTGCCAGGACGTTGCCCGACGGTTGGACGAGCGTCGAGGTGTCCGACGTCGGGGCGTTGGCGCCGAGGACGGCGTCGGCCGCCGTGTCGACCCACGTCGTATAGACGTTGTTCGCGATCGTCGTGAGGACGCGCAATTGCGAGAGGTTCGCGGCCGTGCGATAGAGCACGCGCGCCGTCACGGTCGAGGCCCCGACGGGGATCGCCGACAGGTTGACTTGCGCGGCCGTCGCCGTGTTCGTGGCGGGGGCCGCCGCGCCGAGACTCGCGTCGGGCGTCGTGTCGAGGTACGTCGTCACGACATTGTCGAGGGTCGCGAGGAGAAACAATCCCGAGTTGCCGATCTTCGTGCGATAGAGCTTGCGCGCCGTCACGACGGATCCGCCGATCGGAATCGCACTCAAGGGGATCTGTTGCAGGTACGCCGTATTGGTTGCGGGCGGCGCGGCCCCGAGCGTCGCATTGGCGGCCGTGTCGTCGTAGGTCGTGGCGCTGTTGTTCGCGATCGTCGCGAGGAAGCGCAACCCGACGCCGCCCGAGCGGCGATAGAGCTTGCGCGCGGTCACGCCGGTACTCCCCGTGAGAATCGCCGTGAGATGGACCGCCGTCGAGACGAGGGCCGTATTGCTCGTCGGCGGTTGCGCGGCGACCGCGTCGGGCGCGGAATCGTTGTACGTCGTCGACGAATTGTTCGGAATCGTCGCGAGCAGATAATACGGCCCGGCTGAACCTGCGAAGGTGCGCCACAGTTTGCGCGCTGTCGTGCCGGTGGGACCCGTCAGAATGTTGGTCAGTGGAATCGTTTGTTTCGCGCCCGTGATCGGCGTCGTGTTCCCCCCGGTCGGAGCCAGCGGACCCGAGAGGTTGCTGCAGTCATCCGTAAACGTCGACGTCGCATTCGAGGACGTGGCCCATTGCCGTTTTTGCGATCCGCTCGAGAAGCTGCGATAGAACACGATCGCCGTGACGGCGGGGTCCGGGGAGGCGTACGCCGTGACGGCGACGTTGTAGTACGTGGACGGCGGGCCCGGTGCCAGTGTGGCCATCACTTCAATGGTGGGCGACTGCAGCGTTTCGCCACTCGCCGTCCGATAGGCATACGAGTAATACAGCCAGCCACCCGTCACGTTGTTCGTGCCGCTGCTGTTGCTGTGGCCGGGAGGCGTGGCCGGATCGGCCACCTGCGATCCCGGCACGGCTGTGCCCTGTGGCGCACCCGAGATCGTGGTTTCGCCGAGCGCCGTCACAAACGACACCGCGTAGTAATGCGATCCGAGTGTGACCGCGCCGCCCGCAATCGCGGGACTGACGGTCGGCGCGGTTGACGGCGGCGCGATCGGTGTGTTGGTCATCGTGATCGACGAGCCGATCGGACTCGGCGTCGTTTCCCCGACCGGCGTGATGAACGACACGGCGTAATCGTGCGTCCCGGGATCGGGGCCCGAGCCCGCCGCCCCTGCCGTCGGCGTCGGGCCCGTCGTCGGCGCGGCCGTGACGTCGGTTGTCCCGGTCACGCGCGGCCCGGGTGTCGTTTCCCCGGTCGAGACAATGAACGTCACGGCGTAGTCATGCGCGCCGAGATCGGGGCCCGGGCCCGCGATCGTGGGCGGCCCGGCGACGGGCGCGGCGGCAGGCGGCGCAAAGACGCCGACCTGCACGGTGGCGACGGGCGAGGGGATCGTTTCCCCCGCCGCCGTGCGATACGTCACGGCATAGTTATGCGCGCCCGGCGTGACGCCCGACCCCGGAACCACGAGCGCGTTGAGGGCCGAGATCGGGGCCGCGCCCGGCCCGACGAGCGATCCGCCGCCGCCGAGATCGACGCTGGCGTACTGCACCCGTTGGGGCCCGGCCAGGACGGTGCCGCCCGTCGGCGGGTACCACACGGCCGTATCGACCGGGATCATGGTCGCGCCCGGGGCGATCGCCTCGAGCGCGTTGGATCCGCCCGCGTCGACATACACGCGCGTCACGACTTGCGAGAGGTCGCGATCCCAGGTGATCCCCGCCATCGACGGATGGACGGCGTTCACGATCGTCGGCGGCGCGGTCGCCGTGTCGGTGAAAAACAGGCGCACGACTTTCGTGTAATCGCACTGCCAATCCCCGCCGACGCGCGTCACGAGCTGCCCGATCGCGTTGTCGAGGTTCTGCTCGGTAAACGTGATCTCGTCGATCCGCGCGGCGGCGATGTCGGCTGCGACCTGCAACGTGTACCCGGCGGGCGCGCGTGTCATCAGGGACGCCGCGATCGCGCCGACGGTGGTCGCCGTGAACTTGTCCGACACCTTGCGCCGCTGCAGGCCCCACTCGTAGTCGATGAGCGCGCAGTCATACACCATGTTCGCGGCGACCGGGCGATCGCCGACATAGCGATGGCGGGTGGACAGGATCGTGCCGCCGAACTCGCGGCGCGCGTTGTTTGTCGATCCCAGCGTGATGACGACGTCGGTCCCCTCGACGGGGACCCACCCGTACGCGGTCAAGGTGCCCGTGGTCGGCGTACTGCTGACGGCGTCGTTGATCGTGAGCGAGTCGATCAACACGCCGACGCCTGGGACCGTGCCGATCGGCACGCCGCCGATCGCGATGAACGGGCGCCCGCTCGTGTAATTCGAGCGCGTGGCGCCCGAGCGCGCGATCTTGGCGATCGCATACAGCGGGACCTTCGTCCCGAGGAGGACCGGCCACCCCGAGCGGGTCGCCTTCGACCGCGCCAGCCCCGATCGCGCAATCGTCAGGGTCATGTGCCGTACGGCAGGCGCATCCCCTGCCCCTTCAGCAGCGCGACCTGCGCGTCGCCGACCGCGCGCGCGATCGCGTCCGGCGTGCCGAGCGGGTGCGTGATGTAGATGTTCTGCGTGATGCCCCCGCCGCCGCCGCCGCCGGGCGTCACGAACCCGCTCGCGCCGGGGGTGAAGATTTCCGGCGCCTTGCCGCCGCCGATCAGGTACGACGTCCCGGCGACGACCGGGCCGCCGCTGTCGCGCGTCTGCGTGGGCGGGGGCGCGAACCCGGTGTCGATGTAGAACCCGCCGCGCGCGTTCTGGACGTCGCGCATGTCCTTCTGCATTTGCACGTACGCGCCCGAGTCGTGAAAGCTGGTCAGGCCCGCGATCATCTCGGCGGTGCCGGCGACGACCACACCCTGGAACTGCTCAAAGGAATCCTTCGCCGCCTTGAAGTGCGTCGTATACGCGGTGCCGATCACGTCGGCGGACTCGGTGGCCGCCGCGGTCGTCGTCTGGATGCCCTGTTGAATCGCGTCCTGCGCCTGGGCGTCGGCGAGGTTCGCCTTCAGGAACGCCGCCTCACTCGCCTCCGCGGCCTGCTGCTTCTGGAACTCGGCGAGGATGCGATCGTTGGTCGCTTTCAACATCGCCTGCTCGATCACCTTGCGCTGGTCCGCTTCCGCTTTCTCGAGGTCCGCCGTCTCGGTGAGCGCCCTCGCGTAGTCCTCGAGCGCGATCTTCACGGCGGCCACTTGCTGCGCGGTCACCCCGTACGCCTTGGCGAGATCCGCCTGCGACACGCCCGCCGACAAATAGAACTTGATGGCTTCGACGACGGATCCGCTCAGGCTGTCGACGGTGGTTTGCCACCCGACCGTGGACGCGTTGAGGGCGTCGGTCGCCTTTTGCCACTCGGCCAGCGCCGCCGCGTCCTTCTTGACCTGGTCTTCGTGCGCCTTTAGCACTTCCTTCTGGGCCTCGAGCGCCTCGCTCGCCGTACGCACGTGGGGCGCGAGCTGCTGCACGGTGGCGTCATGCGCGGCCGTCGTTTGCGCGATCAGGGTCTCGAGGGGCGGCAGCTCGGTCGCCTTCAGGCCGAACGCCTCGAGCGCCGCCGCGCCGTTGCGAAAGGCCGTGGCGACGAGATTCGCGGGACTGATGACCGCCTTGACGGCATCCGGGAGCGCGGTATAGGCCACGCGCAGTTTGTCGATCCACCCGACAAACAGCGACAGCGCCGGGATCAAGTCCGCGCCGAGCGCGATCCCCAGCGCGGAGACATGCTCCTTGAGCGCGTTGACCTGGAACCCGAACGCCTCGGCGTCCTTGGCCTGCTGCGCGGTCCACGGTTCGATGTCGGCCGTGCGGCGCAGCCCGTCGTCGAGATCGTTGAGCGCGTGCGCGACATCCCGATAGCCTTTCCCGAGCACCTCGGTGCCCGCCGCGGCGCGCGCGGAGGGATCCGCGATGCGTTGCAAGCCGGCGGTGACGAGCTCGAGATATTTATCCGGCCCGGCGGCTTTGAGCTGCTCGGTCGAGAGGCCCATCGCGGAGAGGCCGCGTTGGAAGGCCTCGCTGTTCTCGCCCATGCGCTGTTCGAGCTTGAACACGACATCGGTGAGCTGATTCAGGTCGGCCCCGATGACGTGCGCCGCATTGGACAGGCGCGAGAGCGCCGGCACGCTCATGCCGGTCTTGTCCGCCAGGTCGTCGAACCTGGCGATCACGTCGGCGGAGTGCGACCCGAGCTCGAACAGCGCCGTGCCGAGCGCGACGACGCCGCCGGTCAGGCCGACTGCCGCGACGCCGACCGTCCCGAGGGACTCGGCAAAGTTGGTCGCGACCGTCGTCGCGGTGCCCATCGGATCGCTGATCGTGCTTTTGATGTTGACGCCCTCGCCGATCTTCGAGAGCTTCGCCGCCGCCGTATCGGCGCCCGTCTCCATCGTCTTGACGGCAGCGGTCGCCGTCGCGGCCTCTTTGGTGAAGGCACTGAAGTCGGCGAGCAGCGTGCCAGTCAGGGCCATCAGCGATCCGCCTCGGCCTGGTTGAGATGGTCGACGAGCACGTCATACACGGCGCGCGGGAGGGCGTCCACCCACTCGTAGCGCCAGCCGCCCATCGCGCGACAGATATTCATGGTGGAGAGGACGCGGGTGCGGAAGTGGGGGTCTTTTTTTTTGCGTCGAGCGCGGCCTCGGCCGCGGCCTCGTGGCGGTCGAGCACCGCGATGATCTCGCGCAGCGTCGCCTTGTCGAGCGCGCCCAGCGTGGCGCGGCGCGTCTCCTCGGGCAGATCGAGATCGTAGGGCAACGGCCCGCCGTCGAGGCCGACGAGCGACCACCCGACGATGTAGGCGAGCGGTTTGGCGAACGTCTTGCGGTCGGCGAGCGCCGTGAGCATCTCGACGTACTGGCCCGCGTTGAGTTCTTTCTGCACGTCGAGATAATCGCCGTCCGACAACGGCACTCGCACGATCTCGGGCGCCACCACACGACAACGACCCATTCATGTCACCAGGGACTGCGGCGGCCCGAGGGTCGCGGTCAGGCGACCCTCGTCGCGCGCCAGGGTTTTGATCGGAAACCGCCATTCGCCTTTCGCGTGCTTCTCGGTGAACACGAGCGGCGTTTGCGCCATCTTGAACGGGTCGGCCAGGACCACCGTCGCGGTCAGCGTCCACGCGGTCAGCGTCTTGTCGGTGGGCGTGACCGCGTACCCGTGGATCGCCGCGGCGGTGTAGTGCCCCCATTTGATCGACCCGATCACGCCCGACAGCACGGCGCCTCGCTTACGGGTGCGTCCACGGGCCCGCGGCGACGAAGGCGCCGCTGATCGTGACCGCGCCGTTGGCCGGCACGGAGATCTTGCCGTCGAGGAGGCCGCGCCCGGAGAACTTCGGCGGGGTGGTGCCCAGGCTGGTCGGGTACAGGTCCAACCACGGCGCGACCGTGCCGAAGATGACCGAGAAGATCACCAGCCCATCGACCGGATCGTACATGCCGCCGAAGGTGCCCTTGAGGTCCGGCAACCCATCGACGTACACCTGGTTGGTGTCCTGGAAGCACGTCACCTTGACGTGATCCTTCGCCATGTCGAGATCCCATTTGTCGAGCGAGGCGACCAGGACCGACGCGACCCCGCCGGCGCCCGTGGGGTCCATTTTGATCTGTCCGCTTTTGCCGTGAATCCGATCGATCGCTGCCATAGCGTGTTCCTCGAGGTTTGCGGGTTACGTGACGAGCGGGGCGACCATGACGTGCAAGTGACCGCCGCACCGGTTCCAGCGAATCGACGGATCGATGTCGTCGACTTCGACGGTCTCGATCTCCTCCTCGAACTGCGTGAGCATCGCGCCGTAGTCCGCGATCGCCAGGTCGGCATCGGTCAGCAGGGTCGCGATCCGCGCGAAGGCGCTCTCGACATCGGCGCCGGTCGTCATCAGCGCCCGCGCCTCGACGAGGTAGACCGTGTCTTTGAACGCGGGCCCGCCGAAGATCGGGACGTCGGCCGCCGAGACGAGCGACACGATCGCAAAGCGCGTCGCGCCGGGCGGCGCCTCGGCGAACCACACGCCGTCGGGCAGGATCACGCGCAGCGCGGCGTCCTGCTGCAACACCTGGAGCAGCGCGATCGTGATCGTGGCGACGTTAAGCAAGGCCGGTCACCGTGAGGCCAAATTCCTCGAGGAGGTGGGGGATCAACGCGGTATAGAGGGCGCGCCGGGTCCGCATCATCGTCGAGGAAAACAACGGATTCGGGGGCATCGACCCGCGGTTGGCCCCGATCGCGTTATGGCGCGCCTGCGAGCCCCGCTCGAAGAGCCACGCGTGCGGCGCTTTGTTGACCACGGTCGCCTGCGTCCGCGTCGCCTCGGTCTTCACCACCACGGCGAGCCCTTTTTTCAGATTCCCGGTGCGGGTCGGATAGCAGGTGTAAATCGTGTCCTTGGCGACGCGCGCGGAGAGTTCGACGATCGGCGCCGCCGTCGTCGTCAGATCGGGGGCCAGCGTCGCGAACTGCGCGATCAGTTCCTCGACGCCGGTCCACTGGAACCACACCGACGCGCCGCCCGGCCCGCGACTCATTCCACCACCTCCGCGCACACCAGGTGCAACTGCACATGGCGTTCTTCGTAGTCGAAGATGCCGAGCACCGAGAGGCTGCGCCCGTCATAGAGAAACCGCGTCTTGGTCGTGAGGCCGGTCCGATACGGGACCGTGACAATGTGCGTCGCCATCGAGATCGTCGTACCGGCGGTGATCT